CTCTGGTAACTCTCGCGGAACACCGGAACGGCCCCAAACTGCTTTCCAACAGACATCAGACTTCGCCCGAAATGGAACCATAGACGGAGGATTTGGAATAGACAGAGTACAGGGAACAAAATACTGCTTGAGAAAAACTAACCCTTTAGAAACAACCTCTCCATTAGAGACCTTCGACAGTAGAGGAACGTCGTTACGAAGATCTCTTACGCGCATACTCCAGACAGCTGAACACCAAGAGGCAAATGCCTGCTCTCCAACAAGGTGGACCAGATCTGAGGGTGAATGGAGATTATGATCATCTCCATAAACAATTATCCAAACAGACCCGTCATTAATACAATTCTCAAGGCGAACAAGGACAGAACGTTTGCGAATCTTAGCAAGATCCGACATCACACAAACGAGGAAGAGGCAATAAAGTAAATGAAGAATCCAAGAACCACAATTCGAAGTACAAAATGCCCCAGATGGGATTCCACCAATGTTCTCGGCCCAAATGTCCTGATACAACAAAGTAATTCGAGAAACTACATTCCTAGCCAATTGTTCTGCAAGCCAAACCATCCGCTCACGATCAGGTCCTGGGCCATAATAAATCGTGAGAGAAGAATAGAACAGATTAACAAAAAACGAATGTATGGACTGGTCAAACTTATCAAAATCACCATCACCAAAAACTCCGTCAATTTTCAAACCACGAAAGAGGAAATCTGCTCCTCCGCGAGGCCATTTATGACCGATTTTAATACGAGTCATGTTCTCAACCATCTTACGAATCACCAAAAGAAGGCGTTCAGCATAAATGAAAATATCCTCTGGAACCTCGAAAATACGATGCTTATTAAACCACTTATCGTACTCGAAGGGCTCAAACGCCTTCGTCCAAGAAGCTTTCATCTCGGACTTTGGAGAAATCCGCCAATTAACGTTGAAGTCCTTCTGCTTATCTATAAGATCAAACAATGTTCGAATGGAACCGAGAAAGTTCTCATACTTCTTTCCCCGAGCTTTAACCACATAACTCATGCCGCCTATAGTCGTTCGCTTCGTCTCTCCTGGAGTGAGACCCTTTGCCGTATGAAGTACCAAATTATCAAAAACACGAGGGTAAAACTTCGCCTCAAACTTCCCTATGTACTGGGAAACGTCCAAAAGCTTATGGTGTAAATCCAACGCCGCTGGCAGATGAGAAAGAACCTCCCGCTGCAGTTCAGTAAGATCTTTAACAGGCTGATTCTTCAAAAGAACAGTATTCTGCAGCTTCGAGCTATTTTGAAGCCCCTCCATAGCATTAATCACAAATCGCCGGCCCTGAACATCCCC